ACTGATTGTTGTGAATTGAATAATTTTGTATCATTTTTGCTACATGCAATAAGTCTGGTTATTCTTAACCGGACTTTTTTATTTTATCTCGTATGCTTTGTGGTACAACAATATCAAGCACTGGTATTGCCCGGTGCCCGCAATTATACCCGCCCAAATTGATAAGGAAATTACTTTCATTTGTACCAGGTATCATACCGTCGGGCAGATCGGTTTTAGAATTTATGGGGCAATCCATTTCATCGAATTCATCAAAATCTCCTTTCAACAATGCTGGTATCTCCGAAGCGTGAAAGAATCTTTTTTTGGTCATGGCAAAACAAAAACACCTAGTAGTTTTTATATTGCTTCCTGTATACTGATACCATTTTAAATCACTACCGGACGTAGCAAGTTGTAAGTAGTTACGGGAATATTGGTTTAAAGAATCGGTAGTTATCTGTTTGACATATCTTTCCAAACTTCCTTCCCCCGCCGGTGTTGTTAATACCGCTTCTCTTACCTGCTGCAGGATTTGTTGATACTTTCCGCCGGTGGTTATATTGGTTTGTAGCGCTTTTCTGATGGGGCTAATTACATTTGAATCTAAACCTTGTTCTGTGAGTGCTTCTATTGTTAAATTTACTGATTGATCTTTTAGCTGGGCTAATACAGGTTTTATTTTGAAATCTTTTATCGTTTGTCTTACGTACTGATTCTGCAATGCCGTTAGTGCATTGAAAGATTTCAAATACTCTACTACGCTTTTTTCGTATTTACCACTTAAAATTATACGTCGTAGCTTATTGTTTATATTGGCTACGGTTTTCATATTGCCTACTGTGCGCCGTAGGTTATGGCTCCCGTCGTAGTCCAATTTTCTGAGCATCCCCTCTATTTCATCCATCATTTGTTTTTGGATGTCCGGTATGCTTTTGTTAATGTCTTTCACTGAACTATCAGCAAGATCATTTATAGCTTGTATTAATTCATCCCTCGTCATTCAGCTATTGTATTATCCGGTTCTGTTGCTGGCACTACTTCATCGGTTAGTGCCTGGGTAACTCTACCGGCTGCTGTTATCTGTTGTTGTTTTTCTATGGCATATCCAGTAAGGACTGCCAACTGCTCATCCTCTCCTTTTTTCTCAAAATTCTTATCTTCCCGCAAAGCTCTTTTAAGAAAAGGAATAAGATTGCTGCTTATTATGTAGTCTATAGCTGCCACGCCATCATTTTGCAACCTGGATATTTTTTCATCCTCAGATAAGCCGGTAAGTGGGTCTAAATTGTAGGATAGTTGAACCAGGCGAGCTATTTCTGGTTGAGCATAGAATTTCTTATTCGCGTATTCAGTTTCCAGGGTGGCCACAATGAAATTATTGAGCTTTTGTTCTTTGGCATTATTCACATCTTTTGCCAATGTGTCTACAGAAAATAGATCAAATCTTTCAGGCACTGCAATAGTAGGCAGCAAAGTTTTTCTGAGCTCTTTGTCTGGTACCGCAATGCTATTGCGATATTCGTTTGTGATAAAGGCTATTCTGTCCATTATACACACAATATCCTCAGCCACGGCATGAACAAAATTACTCTGTTCATCCCTATCTACTTCTTTGGCAGTGCCGGATTGGTTCAAAGGAACTTCCGCTAAATTCTGCATATTAACAGCAGCCAATGCATAATATTTATGCTTCTCTACTCTCTGATCCAGCCGGTCGCACATTTCTGCTACATCTGTTTTCTGTATGTAGCCTGCAGGCGGAGTAGGAATCGGTTCTTCTCCTATTTGCGGGGGCGTTAATACTCTAACGGTATACGGCGAGGTAGGCACATATCCGACGCCTTTACAATGAGTACAGGCACAAGGGTCTTGGTTTTCTTGTATCAATTGACCAGAGCCATTGCAATGAGTACAGCGAGTATTCATTATCTCCCATCTATCACTATGTATGTGCTGCACAACCTCTGCCTGGAGATCGGAGTATATCCTAGCTGCTTCATTAAGATCGGGTATCATCCCATTTATGCGGGATTCTTTTATGGCAACAGCATTGCATATTTCAAAAAATATGCCTGGCATTTTGAAAACCGGGAAAAAACCCAGGTTATGTACTTTCCTATCTACCAAGATAAATCTTTTGTATTGGTCTGTTTGGTAGTAGGTATCTATGTTCATATCGTCTACCGTAATAATTATGTCCCCATCTGTTTTTTTTCCTAGTATATTCCCTTTTTCATCGACTACATTATACGAACATTTTTCATCCGACAGCAATACCGCGTACATATCAGATTCGTAATCTAATACTTGCGGAGAATTGAAAATAAAAGGATAGGGCTTATAGTACTCATTTTGCGCTATATCCCATACTAGCGGCTTAACAAGCACTACTGCATTGCTATCCAACAGATACTCTTTTAATCCAATGCCAAACATCCAATTTGTAAAACTTATCTGGTCTTTCGGGTAGTTTTCAAGCAAATAGTTTTCCAAAGATTCGTTTTCTGCTATGGCTCTTATCTCTGTAATATCAAATTTTATAGACCAGTCAGGAGACCTACGGATTTTAGATAGACTGGATATTACCCTGCTTACCGGAGCCTTCGTAACAGGTTCGTATATACATACACGATAGTCTTTTATTCTTTCGGATTCCCCTGGTCTACGTTCGCATATCAATCTAATAGGCACTTCCCCGTTAGCGTGTACTTTTAATGCACAATACATTTCTACACTTTTATCGTATGCGCCGTGTTTTCTTTGGCGTGTACCGTATTCCTGTATCTGAAGTAAATTAAATTCAAAAGGCATTTCTTATATTTTTGATCTTTCACGAAATAGTATTCTTTTATCTTCGCTACGGCGTAATCCTTTTATCCTGGTTTTATTTTCATAGAAAGAAAGGATATTGTTGTAGGTAGCTTTCACATATTCAGGCAAAGCATTACCACCTATACTATACCCTACGTATTTTTTACATAGCTCATACATTTGCAAAGCGGTATCCTTTTTGTCTCTGAAGTGCCAGAACAAAGGATGCCAATCCGGTTTATGGGGATATACGCCCAATTTCATAGAAGCAATAATAAAAGCAAGTTCATCTGGTATTTGGCCAGCTATGCGCCTGCTTTCTATTCCTGGGTTAATATAGGCTTCCTTTACTGCTGCAAAATATTCATCCATCAAATAGGTTTTTTCAAAGTATATCAATTCTGAGAAGTAATGATAGAATTTTGCCGTATCGTTGCCTGTTATCCTCCTTATATCAGCCGGATCAGCCCATATATTTATGTCTTTATCATGTCGCGTATTGAGTATTGAAAATTCAACCCCGGCCAGGGTTTCTAGTAATCCATTTAAATTCGTATTGGGCAATAGTATTGTATCTACATCTAAATATAGTGTCCTGTCGAAAATTGTCAAATCATATAGGCGGGTTTTAACTGAAAAAGCACCTACGGAATCCACGTAGCAATTACTATCGAAAAAGGTTTTATATTTTTCCGGCAATTTTTCATACCCGTAACCGTCATGAAGTAAATGCACGGGCAGCCCTGGACAATTAACTTTTATGGATAAAGCCAAATTAAGCGCTAATTGCGTATAGTAGTATTCACCTATGGCAATCAAAATTATTCCTGTTGTCATATTTCTATTATTGCTATGCGTTCTCCACCTTCCCCTGTTGCATATCCCGCAGGAGTAAAAGTTATTGTCCCGGTAACCCCATCTAAGGAGTAATTATTTGATCCAATTGTATACTGCAGGATGCCTTCCCTGAAAACCTCAATACTGAATGCATTTTTACCTATCAAATTATCATTTTGATATTCTGTTTGACCGTCCGACATTTCAAATTCCACTTTGAATTTGTCAGGACATGGTGGCACTATCCCTCCCCCTGTACATTCATCTACCAGTTCTACTCCGCAATTGAAGCCGCAATTATTGTTTACATAGCTACTTACGTAATCCCGCATACTGAAAGTCACCGGATAGGTTGGATAGTTCCTTATCTCTGGAAAATTAGGTTCAGGTGCTCCTATCTGTGTCATCCTACGGTTCAGACTTCTTTCCCGGTTATATACGTTAAGTATATCGTGTTTCAGCAGCGCCGTAAGTTTATCGTGCTGCAGGATAGATAAGTAGCTGCTACTACAGGTCCATTCTTTCTCTATCAAAGTGGATAGCCTTTCCTGTACTTTATCCGACCTACGGAAAATTTCTTCCTGCACTAAATGTTTAGGCTTATCAAACGTTAGCCATAACCGTATTTGGTTCTCTGTTATCCTCTGCGTACCGGGATTATCCGGATCGTCATAAACTGCATATTTGAAATCAAAAGCATTCTCCTGGTTGTAGTAAGTGAAAACAGTAGTTAAACAATCATCCATTATCCTGTAAAAAATATTGCTGCATCTTTGTACTTCATCTGCTTCATTAAATATGCAATACCTAAAACATTGGTTTGGCACAATGCCTGCCGTGGCCATATCTACAGCGGGGAAATTAACATAGCCGTACCCGTAATATTGTGTTAAGCTAAGGTTATGCGCCGGGCCACCACCATTAAAAAATACCACGATGCCGCTTATCTCCGGTACAGCACAACAACTATAATAATCAAATCCCGGCAATGCGTAATCGTAATATTGCTGGATTACCTGGATCAGCTCCAATTTACTATATTCACCTTCAGGTATTTGCGGTTGCCCTGGCTCCGGCGCGTAATTACCAACTGTAATGGGGAAAGCGCTATCTGGTAAAGCCGCGCCATCGGTTCCAAAAATGTTTCTCTGACATATAGGGATTACTTCATAGTCTGGATTATAGATTAATTCGCATTCTTGGGTACATACAGCAGCTTTAAATATGG